GCGCTGGAAGCAGGCGTTAACCAGTTGGCAGATACAGTGCGTGTTACACTTGGACCGAAGGGACGCAACGTTGTCCTGGATAAGTCCTTTGGCGCTCCGTTAATTACAAACGACGGCGTTACCATTGCAAAGGAAATCGAGCTGCAGGATCCATATGAGAACATGGGTGCGCAGCTGATCAAGGAAGTTGCTTCCAAGACCAACGATGTGGCCGGCGACGGCACCACCACAGCAACTGTTCTGGCTCAGGCCATGGTAAACGAAGGCATGAAGAACCTGGCAGCCGGCGCAAACCCAATCGTCCTGAGAAAGGGCATGAAGAAGGCTACAGACGCGGCTGTGGAAGCTATCAAGAAGATGAGCAAGCCAATCAACGGCAAGGATCAGATCGCAAGGGTAGCAGCCATCTCTGCTTCCGACGATGAAGTAGGAACCATGGTAGCGGACGCTATGGAGAAGGTTTCCAAGGACGGCGTCATCACCATTGAAGAATCCAAGACAATGAAGACAGAGCTTGACCTGGTTGAAGGTATGCAGTTCGACAGAGGTTACCTGTCCGCTTATATGTGCACGGATATGGATAAGATGGAAGCTAACTTAGACGATCCATACGTGCTGATTACCGATAAGAAGATTTCCAATATCCAGGATCTGCTTCCTCTGCTGGAGCAGGTAGTTAAGATGGGCGCAAGACTTCTCATCATCGCTGAGGATGTGGAAGGCGAAGCACTGACCACCCTGATTGTAAACAAGCTGAGAGGCACATTCAACGTAGTGGCTGTAAAGGCTCCCGGCTACGGCGACAGAAGGAAAGAGATGCTGCAGGATATCGCTATCCTGACAGGCGGTACTGTTATTTCCGAGGAACTGGGTCTGGATTTGAAGGATGCAACCATGGAGCAGCTGGGACGTGCAAAATCCGTTAAGGTTCAGAAAGAGAACACCATCATCGTTGACGGCATGGGCGACAAGGATGCCATTTCCGCAAGGGTATCCCAGATTCGCAAGCAGATTGAGGAAACCACCTCTGACTTTGACAGGGAGAAGCTGCAGGAGCGTCTGG